CTTCACAAACCGATTGCGTGGAAATACGGCATTGATCAAGTTGGTTATCTTGTTGACAAGAGAGGTATTGTGCGCCTTGCTCGCACTGGCAAGACGCAACTTAATCCATCACCTCTCCAGATTGAAAGTCCTATGTTTCCAAAATTAGAACCAGCGAAGATCGACTATAATGATCCTAGACAACCTGGTGTCGACAAACTTTTAGATGCTTGCACGAAGTACGAAAAACACATCCCTACTTTTGATACTGATCTTTTTGATGAGGCTTTAGACCTCGTTTCAGAGCATTATATCACTATAATGCGCAAGAATCGCTCTTCACTCAAGGTCTTGTCTCAATTGGAAGCTATCAATAGATGCACTGCATATCAAAACATGTCATCCCTTGAATTACACTCCTCAGCTGGATATCCTTACAACTCATGGCCTGGTGTCTCTCACAAGTTCCCAATGATCAAAATGAGTCCGACTCTCAAGATATTTGATATCAACAGAGATCATTCTTATGGAAAAGCTCTTGAACGCAACCTTTCCAATATCTGGCGGGATTTGGGTGATGGTTTTACACCAGTGCGAGTCGCAGTCAGCTGCTTAAAAGATGAAATTCGCCCACCCAACAAGAAACCACGCATCTTTGACGCTGTGGCCATGGACGTTAGTATCACTGATCGCCGTCTGTTTGGTGCTGCTATAGCAGCTCTCACTGCTCTTCGCCATCATCATCCAATTAAAATTGGAATCGTAGCTCAATCTTTTGAGTATTCGATCCTTTACAAACATTTGATTGGTGTTGGACCTATGGGCTTTGATGCTGATTTCGCTGCATGGGATATCTCACAAAAAGCTTACGCCATCAAAAGCTTATCTAGGTTTTACAACCGCTTGTATCGTGAGTTTGATCCCAATCACGACCCTAAGGACGACATTCGCCGAACTGCTCTTCAGAACATCTACGCTTCTCCCCTCCTTGTTATGAACTCACGAATCTTCAAAGTACCATACAAACTGCCCACAGGTGAACCTAAGACTGCTTGGGACAATTCGCTAATTCAATTGATTCTCCAAGTAGCTGTTGCTTTGACTTTGTTCCGCAAAGCTCAAATGAAGTTTACCATGAAGAGGTTCATGCGCTTAGTTCGCATGGCTATTTATGGTGACGACAACATTTCGACTGTTCACCAATCCATCGCTTCTTTTTACAACTTTCGATCTGTTCAAGAAAGCTTTCTTGAATTGTTTGGAATGAGAATGACGCTTGGTGACAAATCTGATGACGCCCCCACACTCATCCACATCAATAACATGTCGTTTTTAAAGCGTCGCTTTATTGAAGTGGAAGGTGTCGTTGTCGGAGGCCTTGAGAACTCTTGCTTTGCAAAAATGCT